ATACGAGCAAAGTCTGCATAATCAATCAATGCCAATTCAGCACGACTGACCGCAACAACTCCATCATCACCATTATAACGCTGATACGATACTACATTACGCAAAACCCAACCTGTTACCATGGCATTTATAAAACATCCACCAAGGGATGTATTATACTCACCAGACATCAGTGTTCCTGTACTCTTGTACCGTATACCATTACGTGTGACACACTTGTTATGAGACTGCATCCTCATCAATCGCTTGATGTGCGGATCATTAGGATAGCACATGTAAATGAAACGTCTTAGATAATCATAGACTTCATCATTGACATGTGCATCAAACTTAGAATGATCAAACAGCACCCATGCCGTATCAGAGAATTTATCAGTGGCAGCGATATTCCTACCAACTTGCCACGAATTCATGCCTTTAACAAACATGCGCTTGGATGGTTTCACCCATCTTCCAGCATATTTCTTAAAGACCAAATCCTCGACCGGCTTGAGGTACTGTGCTAACATCAAGCAATAAACATCAGATCTATGTTGGATCATACGAGCGGGTTTCATTTCCAAAGGGTCAGAAAACTCATCACTGAACTTCTCATGCTTAAGAAAGGCACGGACCATCGACATAGCCGAAGGCTCACCAGAGGTCTGCAGCTCAATGGATGCGTTCAGGTACTTGCGGCGTTTGCTCTGTGGCAATCGACGCAAGACCTGCTCCACTGAGAGCTTGGTCAAGACGGCCGGTTTCACTTTCTTAAGCATGAGCTGAAAAGCTTGCTCATACAATCCTCGTCGCTCAGGCGTGGCAATTGGAGTTGGTTGAAGATGCCGCTCATTGAGAGAGACTAACTCATTAACCACACAGCCATAATAGGCAGCACATTTGTCAACGCCAGGATACTCAAGCATAGGTAACAATTGTCGAATTGAATGTTTATGATCACATTCAACATCAGGAACAATAGATATCTCTGCATGAGAACCACATGACAGCAACGGACGACGATCGTTGCATATCATTCTTGGCGGTGACAAAATGAAACGTCACTTGGCCAATGGCAGGACCCTGACGCATGCTGACCGCCAAACACGGTCTGCATAGCGTCGGAAGCCCAAAGCTCTGGCCAACCGAGATTCAAATGGGCGCTTAGGCACAGCAACCCCACTCGTCCCGAGATTGAACAACTCAATCTGCACCCTGTCCTTCTTATTAGTCAGAAGCCAGGCACGCATGCGCTCGTCCATCTTACCGCCACTCATCGCTGCGGGTATAGCTCGAGCCATCTGCAGATGGCGCTCCTTCTCGGACCACTCTTCATGATGCTGCCTACACCACGCTTTCGCCTTACGGGCAAGATAATCAGGCAATGAACTATCACGTGGTTTGCTGAACCCTTCAGTCATCAAAAACCACACCAAATCATCATTTACCCTATTATCCACCCTAAGGCTCAGATCTTTTCTTACCACCTCATCAAGCAGTTGTGTTACAACCACTCGCTTGGCGGTGAAGCAGGCGGGTCGCTTAAACCGGTACGAG